AGTTGCACCTAATGTGCCTAAAACTGATATAGAAAAAGCTTTAAGAACGCTTAAAGTTGAAGGACAGAAATTTAAAGCTTCAATGGCTAAAACAAGCTCAGATGTCTTTCATAAGACACAAGAACTTAAGAAAAAAATTGATAAGATCAAAATAAACAAACCAAAGTAATGCCATTTAAATCAGAAAAACAAAGACGCTACATGCATGCGAACCTTCCAAAAATCGCACAGCGATGGGAAAAAAAATATAGCCATGGTGGAAGTGTTTATATAGGAAGCGCTATTAAGACTGAATATGGTGGAAAGAAATTATCAAATAAGTCCTATGAGAAATATTATAAAGGCATGATCTAATGGATCCCTTAGTTGTTGTTGCTAAGTTACAGAAAATTATCAGAGACAACCTTCAAAGAGTTGGCGATTCCATGATCAGCGGAGGTGTTGACAATATGGAAAAATATCAGTATATGTTGGGACAGGCACGTACCTACCAGTATATGCTTCAGGAAATCTCTATCCTGCTAAAAGCAAAGGAGCAAAAAGATGAGCAAGGGAACGTTATCGATATCGGAAAAGGAAATTCCAAAACATAGGAATGCGCTTTCTAATAAATACCTAGACGAAGCCAAAGGTGAAAAAGAACCTTTGAATCCAGACAATATACAAAACGTAAAAGACCAGCTACCCGATCCTAGCGGCTGGCGACTTTTAGTTTTACCTTTTACACCAAGAGAGAAAACTAAAGGTGGAATTATTATTGCACAAGAATCATTAGAGAAATTAAGGATAGCTACAAACTGTGGTTATGTTTTAAAAGTTGGACCTTTAGCATATTATGATAAGGAAAAATTTCCAACAGGTCCTTGGTGTAAAAAAGGAGATTGGGTGATTTTTGCTCGTTACGCAGGATCAAGATTACCTATAGAAGGCGGAGAAGTCCGTTTATTAAACGATGACGAGGTTTTAGGAACTATAAAAGATCCTGAATCAGTATTGCATAATGTATAACATAGAAGGAGATAACTATGCCAGAAGATGACAAACAAGATCTAGTTGACATCGATACATCGGGTCCCGGTGCAGAGGTTGAATTAGAGGAAGAAAAAGTAAAAGAAGTAAAAGAAGTAAAAGAAGAAACTACTAACGAACAAGATAAAACTTATGAAAATGAACGCGAAGTAAAACTTGAAGAAAAAAAAGAAGACGTAAAAGTAGAAACTAAAACAGAAGAAGTAAAAGAAGAAACTAAAAAAGAAGAATTAGAACAATACAGCGAAGGAGTTCAAAAAAGAATTGCAAAGCTAACTAAAAAATGGCGAGAAGCAGAAAGACAAAAAGAAGCTGCTTTAGATTTTGCAAAAGGTGGCCAAGTTGAATTAGAACAATTAAAAACAAAAGTTTCTAGATTAGAACCAGGCTATGTTAATGCTTTGGAAAGTAAATTAAAGACTGGTTTAGAAGCCGCTAAAGCAAAACTTTTAAAAGCAAGAGAAGCTGGTGATATTGACGCAGAAGTTGATGCACAAAAAGATATTTCTAGAATTGGTATTGAAGAATCTAAAGTTAATACTTTAAAAAGTAGATACCAACAACAATCAAAAGAAACTCGTGTTCCTCAGCCCTCTTTAAACCAAGCAATTCAAGCACCTCCTGCTGATCCAAAAGCAGAAGAATGGGCGGATAGAAATGAATGGTTTGGTAAGGATAATGCTATGACTTACACAGCATTTGACTTACATGAGAAGTTAACTAAACAAGAAGGCTTCGACCCACATTCTAACGAATATTATTCTGAGATAGACAAGCGAATGAGACTTGACTTCCCACATAAATTTGATAGAAAAGAACTATCGGAAGGAACGACTAAACCTACACAAACAGTAGCGTCAGCAACGCGAAGTGTTAAACCTGGTCGCCAAACTGTGAGACTCACTTCATCGCAGGTAGCAATTGCTAAAAAATTAGGAGTGCCATTAGAAGACTATGCGAAACAGTTAAAAATAATCACGAAGGAGATATAAGCATATGCAAAAAGATACAATAAAAGCTTCCCGTGCGAGTCAAACTAGAGTTAAAGAAGTAAGAAAACAAGTTTGGACTCCACCATCATCTTTAGATGCACCCCCTGCACCAGATGGATATCATCACAGGTGGATAAGAGCCGAGTCTATGGGTTTTGACGATACAAAAAACATGGCCGGTAAGCTGAGATCAGGTTACGAATTAGTGAGAGCTGATGAATACCCTGACACAGATTATCCAGCGATTGATACAGGTAAGTACAAGGGAGTGATCGGAGTTGGCGGACTATTGCTGGCTAGGATATCTTTAGAGTTAGTTAAATCGCGTAAGGAATATTTTAATAACCTTACACAACAAAAAGACGACGCGATCAATGACGACCTTATGAAGGAACAGCACCCAGGAATGCCTATCGATATTGATAGACAGACCCGTGTAACCTTCGGTGGTACAAAAAAAGACTAATAATTTTTTAGTAATTTTTGCCAACGAATTAAATTAATTGTGACTGGAGGTCCGTAAGGACAGGTCACTAAAGGAGAAAATAATATGGCAAACCAAGACGCGGCTTTCGGATTAAAACCCCTAGGCAAAATTGGGCAGTCAGCAGATAATAACGCAGCTACTGAGTACGAAGTAGCAGCCAGTGCAGGAGCATTTGCTCAAAACGACCTTATGCTAGCTCTAGCAGCTGGTACAGTTGGAATTGCAGCGGCTTCTGATAACGGAGTTCTTTTGGGCTCTTGTCAGGGTGTGTTTTATACTGACGCTTCAACAAATAAACCAACCTTTGCTAATCACTTAGTTGCTTCAAACACAGCTACTGATATCAAAGCGTTTGTTACAGACGACCCATTTCAAGTTTATGAAGTACAATCGGATGCATCAGGCGCAACTCAACAACTAGACGTTTTCACAAACGCCGACGTTGCTGTTTCTGCAGGTGTAACTCCGCATTTTGTTTCTAAAACTGAAGTGACGGACACTCAATCAACAACTACAGCTAATTTGCGAATCATCGGAATTTCGGACGATCCTGACAATAGCGACTTAACAGCCGCTAATTGTAACTTTAAAGTGATCATCAACGAACATTTCTACATGACCGCATCTGCTGTATAATAGCAGAATAGGAGAATAAAAAATGGCTATATCAAGAGGACAGCTAGTTAAAGAACTAGAGCCAGGTTTGAATGCACTATTCGGCTTGGAATACAAAAACTATGCTAACGAACATGCGGAGATTTTTGACACTGAAAACAGTGACAGAGCTTTTGAAGAAGAAGTAATGTTATCTGGTTTCGCAAATGCACCAATCAAAGCAGAAGGAACGGGAGTTACATTTGACAACGCTCAAGAAACTTTCACCGCTCGTTACACACATGAAACGCTTGCTTTAGCGTTCGCAATCACTGAAGAAGCGATTGAGGATAACTTGTACGATAGACTTGCGTCTAGATATACAAAAGCTTTAGCGAGATCAATGGCTAACACTAAACAAGTGAAAGCGGCTAAGGTGTTGAACAACGCGTTTGGAACTGCGAATGGTGGAGATGGTAAGGAGCTTTGTGCTACTGATCACCCTATCGTTACTGGAACTGAACAGAATGAGTTATCGACTGCAGCAGACCTTAACGAAACATCTTTGGAGCAAGCATTAATTGACATTGCAGCTCTTACAGATGAAAGAGGTTTAAAAATTGCAGCTAAAGGAATGAAAATGATTGTTCCTTCTGCGCTACAATTTACTGCAGAGAGACTTATGAAGTCAACACAAAGAGTTGGAACAGCTGATAATGATATCAATGCAGTTGTATCTATGGGAATGATTCCACAAGGCTATGCCGTGAATCATTACTTAACTGATACAGATGCTTGGTTCATTAAAACAGATGTACCTAATGGTCTTAAACATTTTGTTAGAGCACCATTAAAAACAGCTATGGAAGGCGACTTTACAACTGGAAACGTAAGATACAAAGCTAGAGAGAGATACTCATTTGGGTTCTCCGACTGGAGAGGTATTTTCGGATCACCGGGAGCATAATAAAATAATATTTTGTGGCGGACACAGTTCCGCCACAATTTAATTTTAGAAAGAAAAATGAGACAATTTCTAGTTAATATATGGGCTTATGATCATCACGCTAAATTTGAAGTTTTAGCGGAGGATAATGCTGAGTCTATTGAACAATCTATCCTTGACAAATTAGGAGAAAAGAGTATAGTATGGGAATCAACGGGAATGTATCGACATACCCGTAGAATAACCTATGAGGAGGTTATAAATGCCCGAAGCCCTATACAAACAAAAGAGGTCCTTGGAGTTAGGGTGGCAGTATGAGTATAACCAACA